GCCGTCACACCACATCAGGAACTTGGCGCCGGCCTGGATGGCGTGCTGGGCGCCGATGTTGATGAGGTTTTCCTTCACCCACAGTTCATCATCACAGCGGACGTGGATATGGTTCGTGTGGCACCGATCAACGATCGACGGTTCGTGTAGTCCGCTCGTCGCCTCAACAATCCAGTGCGTCACCCCATATCGCTTCATGCGTTCGGTGAATTCTCGGAACAGCCTGACGCGCGTCTTATAACGGGCAGGATTCGAGATCACCGAAATGACGTGGAGTTCGGCGGCGGGGAGCGGCGTCAGCATTTAGACTATCCAGCTTTAAGGGTTGGACGCGGGCAGCGGATATATATTCCGATATATTGTTGGTTGCGGGATGCAGACCTTTGGCCGGTCCCGCCTCGGCCTCTTGGCGATACGGTTAACCGGCCGGATTCCAGCGAAAATTCAGCAACTTATCCGCGAGCAACTGTCGCCGCGCAGTCCATCGCGGTTAACAAATTGCTAAAATTCCTTTGACACCAAAGGCCTGGCAGTCTCAGGATCGCCTTCGGGACTGGGGGATGAGCAATCTTTAGGAGCACCTCTGTCCGGGTTTAGTAAGGGGTAACAGGGGATTTCCCATGAAGAAGCTTCTCAACATCTCGAAGCAGTTCCGCGACGATGAAGACGGCGCTGCTATGGTCGAATATTCTATCCTCATCGGCATCATCGCAGTCGCGGCAATCGGCGTCATTATTGGCATTGGTGGTTGGGTCACGGGCCGCTTCGCAGGTCTTTGCGCCGCCATGGACGCGACCATCGGCTCTTGCCAGTCTGGATCCGGTAGCTAATACTATTTGTGCGCCGAAGAACCCGCGGCGCATGCGGCAGTAAACGCCTCGGGGTTTTCATGAGCTTGCCTTGAGGGGATACTGTCGGCCTAAGAGGAGCCGGTGTCATCGCGCCGGCTCCTTTTCTTATTGGAACGACATGGCTGCGATTTCCAAGACATCGCCGGTGGCGTTTGCCGTGAAATCCCGCGTGGTGTTGTTCTCGGTTGTGGAGATTGATAGCAGATTCATTGCGCCGCTCTGGTCGTTGATCAGATCGGTAAGATCGTGGACGGGAGTATCGACACCAGTCCACGAATACGAGTCCAACTGCGGAGTGGCAGTGCGGCCGGAGTCGACCAGGATCAGGGCCAGTCCTTGTGTCTTCACTTCTAGATCGGTCAGGGTTGCCGTACCGCCGCCAGTTGGGCCGGTGGATACGGTGTCGACGGGCGTGCTACTGACAGGAAACAGCCTATAGGTGGCAATCGCGCAGTTCTGCGTACCGTTGTTGAAGGTGACCACGAAGTTCGCCGTCGTCCCAGATGGCTCCACGATATAGAACCAGGCTATTGTGCCTTGGCCCGATGTGCCGCCAGTGATAAACGGCCCGGCCGTCATGGCATTGCCGTTGCATGTGACGCTCGAAACAGACCTCGGCGTCCCGACGCTGGTGGGTCGGGTTTGAACTGCCAGAGCGATGACACGGCCCGATCCTGCCGCACCCACGTTCTTGCTGTTGAATGTGTAAGTCGTCAGGTTCGAGGCGTCGGACGCCGATCCCTCGTAGCTATAGACCATAGCAGGCGAGCCGGAACCGCCAGCGCCGCCAAAAAAGCCTCCCGTGCCCAGAAGCATTAGCTTGCCGTTCCCTTCAGGGTGGCCGCTATGTTTGCAGCTGTGGCATCGGCAGGCGAATTGGCGGGGGCATAAAACTCAATCCGATGCCCAGCGGAGACGGTCTTCGCCGTGCCGCTCAATGTCGTGAAGGTGAACACGCCTCCAGTCGAGATCGATATCGTTCCGATCGAGGCGCCATTGTCCTGAACATCGATCGCGTAAGTGCTCGTCGGGTTCGTCCCGATGTGGCCAGCAGACCCTGAGAAGTTCGCCAGGAAGGCCACATCCCTGGTGACGACAATCTTGCCGATCAACTGGCCGGCAGTCGGTGAGCCTGAGAAGCTTAGAGGAATGTCATAAGGAGGATCGCCCCACACCGGCGCGGCGCCGCCCAAAGACTTGAGGAACTGCCCGCTGGTTCCTGGCGGAACCTTCACCCATCCTGCAGGTGAATTGCTATCGTAGGCCAGGATATTGCCGGACGCGGCGCCCGAAAACGCATCAACCGACATGATGGTGCCGGAGCCGGAAACGGTAATGTCGCCATAATCTCCGTCAGCCAATGCACCGCCGCTTGTCGCGACTGTTGCACCGTAGAGACCAGGAGACGAACCGTTCGTATACCCGATGAAGAAGCCGCCAGCAGCAACAGCTTTAGTAAGCGCCGTCTCTGGCGAATTGCCGTCCGTGCTCTTAAGCGTCACTGTGTACGTGGCATCGGAGTTGTGGAAAATGAAGGGACGTTTCACGGCCGGCAATATAAGGGTTCTGGCCGCTGCCAGCGCGGCCGCCGGCTTGAAGACCATAGCCGAGCGAAATTGCGTCGCGGTTAGCGTCACATTGCCGGCCGAAAAGTCCACACCAGTTCCGCCGTAGATGTCGGACAAGGCGTTGGCCAGTTGCGTGAGGCCATCGTTGGACGTTTGCCATTGCCCATCGGACTGGCCGTCAGCGATGAGGGACAGGTTCAGATCATTCATGGAGTGTTCCTAGAGATCGATCGTCGCTTCTCGCGTCGGGCAGATCACGCCCGTTCCAGACACCTGACGGATGTCATATGTCAGTTGCATTCCGCTGGTTCGGAGCGAACCGAAATCGGCGATCTGATCACCGCCGGAGTAGTCGTAGAGCGTGGCGTCGTTTACCGTCACCGTCCGCAGTACATTGCCGCTCGGGCCGTCCTTGATCCGGATGACGTATTGCTCAAGAGTCTCCCCGAGAGGCGCCGTATACCCTCCGTCATCGGCCCAGAACGAACCGATGCGGGAGCGCCTGACCCAGGAGAGCCGGACGTCCGATGGACTATCGATCGACGCGTCGAGCTGACAGGGCTTCGGGATTTTCTCGGCCTCACCTGTCACCGTCCTGTAAACCGCCGCTGTTGCGTTGATTGAATCGCCGATACCTACAGCCTTGAAGGAAAACTCCTCGTCCAGGGATGTTATCCCGTAGGTGACGTTTTGAACGTTGTCTTCGGAAAGCCACACGATCAGGTCACCGGCCTGATGGGTTGCGGTATATTCCTCTGAGGACATGCGCCCGCGGCGAAGGCCCTCAAAAGTGAAGGTGTTGTCGCCATTGTTGGTGATGGTCATCACCTGGCAGACTTCCCACCGACCAGGTTGACCGATAGCGAAGAAGTTCGCGCCGTTCATCATCTCCAGGTAGGTGGCTGATGTCAGCAGGCTGGTGTCGCCAGAGATGATCGACAGATCGAGCGTGCGGGTTAGCTCGGTCACATAGGGCAAGTCCCAATCAGGAAGGGCCTCTAGTGCTACCCCAACGATGCCGTTCGTTACCTGACCAGATATTGGCTGGTAAAGTCCAGTAGCGTCCTTCCTGAACAGCGTGGCGCCGCTCCAGTAAGGTTGCCCGGCTGAGGCCAGCACATGATACTGAACGAAGCCAGCGCCGGCCAAATCGTCGGCATCTGCCATCAGCGGGATATCAAGGTGATAATACCGGCTGTCCGGCGTTCCCACAGGCTCGGGTTCGGTCGGCCGTCCAGAGGATCCAGATATTGACACCGACACACTGGACAGAAATTCAGTGCATGTCACATCCACCATATAGTCAGGACGCACCGTGGCTTCGGTGACCCTGGCTGTTATCAGCCTCCCGGCGAAGGTGAATTGAATGATGTCCTCGGGCTCGATGTCACAGAATTTTGCCCGGCACGTCATGGTAAACTCGTGCCGCTCGAGCGCGAGGCGGTTTACCTTCTGGGTGGCGAGTTCCTTGATCGTGTTCGCATCAACGATGATAGGGATGTTGGCCTTGACCGAGTCGTCGGCAGGCGCCACAGGCAGTGGAAGAGACGGGATTTCTCCGAACTGAGCGCGCGTCTGATAGATCGCGTCCGGATCACGATAATTGATCCCGTACCGCGAAATGAATTCTTCCGGGTTATAGCGCTTGGCCTTGATGCTACTGGTCAAGGATATCTCCTGTGGAGGAGATGGTTTGATCGACGACGAAGGCCCCGTCGGTGAGGGCGCGCTTGAACCTGATCTGACCCGAGCGCTCGAGTATCGCGATTGAATAAGGCTCGCACGTTGCCCTGGCGATGTCCCTCGTACCGGCGGTGATGTCGATCACTGCACCCTGAACGAGATCGTCGATATTCTCGGTCGCCACTGCGGAAGATTCATAACCACCGCCGTAGATCATCAAATCTTCCAGGAAGGTCGAGAGCAGCCGACTGGAGCCATCGCCAGCAATCAGCCTTAGACGTTGCGGCTGGCCAGAAATGACGGCCAGCACGGTCTCGGCCTGACCGTCATAGGCGTAGCCGGTACTGGCGCTGGCACCGGTGAAGGAACGTGTCACGCCGGTCTTGAGATCAGTCAGGTAGCTGGTGCCGCCTGCTTCGAAGTAGAAATCCTCAGTCAGGCGCTGGAGATCGGGAGCAAGAAGCTCGCGCGAGCCGCCATTGACCTCAATCTGATAGGGAACCGTCTTTGTATATTCGACCGCGCCCGTTGTCCCATCGACCCGGCTAACAGTGGCGGAATCCGTCCAAACTACGAGATCGCCGTCATCATCCCGTATGGCATAGCGAAGCGGATGCGGCAGAGTTGCAAGCACGCTGGTGCTTTTCAACACGCCTGACGAAGTGAATGTCACCTTCACGAGATCGGCATCGGCGCAAAGATAGAAATCGGCATCGGAGCCGCGCACTTCACCGGGCGTGACGCATTGCACAGTTGTATATCCGCCCCATCCTTCAGCCGACGCATAGGCTAACGTTATTTCGGTCAAGGTCATGAGCAGCGAAAACAGGCTGAGGTCGTCACTGACACCCACCAGAAGTGCTGAGGCGGAAAAATCCACAAGACATCCAGGATCGCCTGAAATCCCCGATGACGGGACGACGCCGGTTACCTCGCTGACGGCTTCTCCTGTCGAGCCGTCAAGCATGACCGCCCTCCATGACCCCAGGCTGGTGAAGGCGCCAAGGTAAACCAGTCGATCGAGCGCGCGGCTATATCGGAAAAGGGCGTAGTAGTTCAAACTGTCAGTGGGCAGATCGAAGGAGAAATATTGGCTGACGGAATAGATCGAATAGAGAAATACATCAGGAGATGAACTGAAACCGTAGAGCTTGCCCTGATCCCAGACCGGGATCATCTGCCCAAAGGCAATCGAACCGCTATAGGTCGTGAAAGCGTCGTAATCATGCGTCGAGGCACCATCTTGGATCCATTCAGCTTCAAAGACAGGCGGCGAGCCAAAGCTCTGGATGTCGAAGTCTGTCAGCACAAGATCGAGATAGCCGCGATGGGCAGAGATATTGGTTGTGCCCTCCTCAGAAACCATCGTCGGATCACGATCCTGTGTGCTCCTGCCATCATAGGCTCGGAATTTCAGTTTCTTGGCGCGGTAGCCTTGAGAGGCATCGTAGATCAAGGTGCCATTGCAATAGAGCTTGCGGAGCGTCCATATGGAGTTGGGAACAAGTGGCCGGGCGAAGCGCAGCCGGCACGACATGAAGCTGGTGGTGGTGGTGATCTGGTCCCACCATTCCGTATGCGTCGAGGTGACGGTGAGGATCGGCGGCACCCAGATATAGGCGGCCGGCAGCCTGCACTTGCCCCAAACAACCGGAATGGTCTGGCCATAGGCGGATGTCGGAAGCGTCGTCTGGATCGGCGAGGCTTCAGGGACATCTGGAGCAGCAGGGGTTGAAGTTTCCCAACCGCTCCAGTGGCCGATATTTCTTCGATTGAAGAAACCGGCCATTACGTTCCCGCTCCGGCAAGGAAGTCACGCCCTGGCAGCAGATGCTCGCCTCGGAAATTAATCGAGTTGGAGAACCGGGTTTTGCATATGGAAAACGTCTTGTCGCATCCAGGTGTAATCTCGAATGTGTCTGTGACAGCGACCGTCCATCGTGCAGTGCCCCAAAGCTGGATATGCGAACCGCTCTGGGTCCATTTGCGAACTTGATTATAGGTCCCGATATTTAGGCCGGAAGTCCACTTCAGAACGCCATTAGTGAACCACTCGTTCACCGCACGGCTCTCGGTTAGCGTGGCTGTGAAGTCGCCATCATCGGTCCTTGTCGCCACAACACCAGAACGCACCCAAGCTTCCTCTGCCGTGAAGACAGCAGTTCCATCGGTCGTTGTTGCTGCCACGGTGTAATTGTAGCTCGGTGCGCTTCCTGCGGTTGTCCCCGCGGTGGAGCACCGGAACATGCGATTGTGATAGTCCCCGCTATCCGGGACGCGGACATAATCACCTACCGCGTAGGCCGTGCTGCGCGCGACATCATCGGGATAGAGTGGCAGATTGCAGAAGCCAGGCCGCTGATCGCCGAGATCTGATCGGCATGAAACCGAAAGCTCCTCAACGGTGATTGTCTTTGCTTGCTGGAGGATGCCGCGAACTTCGAAGGTTGCTATCCGCCCTCTATCATCATAGTTGATCTCGGAGACCTCATATGGGCCGAGTTGCATCCCTCCGTCTGATGGGCTGTTAAAGCTGATGAGAAAGAGGGTAATCTGCATGCCCTCGAAGGTGCCAGCGTAGACATCCTCTTCATCATAGGCATCGGAAATAGCCGTCGGTGCCGTGACCTCTCCATCTGGGACGCTTCCATCCGCCTGGAATTTGAGCGTCGATCCCTTGAAGCTTTTGTCATCAGTCCATGTCTGGGAGTTGAAGGATTGATCCTGTCCAGTGCCCGAGACGCGGATTGTGGTTCCATCCGCAAAGACGAACTGCCCCAGCCATCCAAGGGTATGCGGCGTGGCGGCCAATGCCGCCTTCAAGGCGGAACTCGTCACCCTCATCTCAAGACTTCCATCAAAGTGCAGGAGGCAGAGGCAAAGGGTGTGGCCGTATCTGGGCCTATCGGAAGCGTGATCGGGTTATAGTCGGCGTCGTATCGAACTCGAATGAGGAAAGAGCAAGAGACCGTAATGGCCTGCCCACCAGCCGGGATATTGCCGCCCGTGAAAGTGATCAGTCCACTGGACTCGTTGTAGTGGACGCCGCTTGTCTTGGTGACGCCATTCACCTTCACCACAAGGCTGGAAACGATGGTGATGGGACGCTGGTAAGGCCGGTCGGTGTCGGAATAAGTTTTCTTGATCTGGAAAGCGGCGGTCGATCCGTCGCCAGTTCCAATGTTTTCGTCCGTCAGCGTGTTATCGAGCGGATCGCGAAGGGGGAAGGAATAGGCTGAACCGCGGCGCCCGAGGACGTGGGCGAGGAAGGAGCGGATTTCCGAAAGCGGCCGATTGTTCAGCTCGACGTCATAGCGCCAAAGCGCAATCTGCCAGTCCTGGTTTCGATCTTCATAACCGCCAGAAAGCTTTTGGATGGTGGTCTGGAAAGTTGGCCCCATCTTCATGTTCAGGGCAAACTTGTCATTGATGGCGACGGTATCGACCATTACGACCTCGCCGCCTGAAGCTGGAGTTCTTTATACATGTCGCGGGCGCGCTGCTTAGCGGTTTCAGCGCTTTCGCCGGCAGACGCGTAATAGTTCAGCGTGATGTCGGAACCCGGCTGTGCGACAGAGACTCTAGTGTCTGATGTGCCGTCGCTGGTGGTAGGCGCGAGATGATAGCTTCCAATCGGCCTTGCCGTCTGGATCATGGTATAGGAGCCGTGCTGTGGATCCCAGTTTGGTCCAAACAACCCCGATGGTTGGCTGATGTTGCCGGTGTTCAATCCTGCAGCAACCATTTGCGCGGTGATGGCGCTTAGAGCATCGACTTGCGACGAAACAGAGTTTCCCAGCGCGTCGATAGCTCCGATCTGCCTTTCAGTGTAGCCGCCGATATCGTTGCTTAGATCGCGGAAGTAGCCCCTGGTGTTCTGGTCCAATTCATCGACATTATCCGCCGTGTCGCGGGCGTAGCCGGCGGTATCCTTGGTGTTATCAGCGGTGTCGGCGTTGTACCTCACCACATTGACGCCAGAGCCGTTGGCGTTGGTCTGGACCGTTCTGCTCTGATCAGGCAGCGTGATCTGATTGGGATTGCCGCCGTAGCGGGTGACGTTGGGAAGCTGTGCTGGCGTTCTGTTGGCGAGCGTCCCCATGCTGTCCAAAAGCTGCTGAAAGGAACCAGCTGGATTGGCGATGGCCGCCTGAGCGGCAACGCTAGTCCGTCTCAACTCATCTTGAAGAGCCCTGAGTTCATCCTGTGCGCGATCAGTCGCAAGGCCCACCTCAAAGCCGGCAGCGGCCTCAATTTTGAGGTCATCAAGTCGCTTCTGAACTTCAGCTATATCGGCTTGGATTGCTTCAGTGCTGCGATGCGATCCTTCCGCAAGCTTATTTAAGCCATCCTGGATAAGGCCGGGACCGAAGATCTTGCCGAAATTTTGCAGGCTGGGATTGTTGATGAAATTGTCGATATCGGCCGAGGCATTGTTGATCTCTTTCGAGAAATCCGCAAAGCCCTGCGTCGCGCCGGTCAGGATAGGCGCCAGATTGATGAGCGCCTGGCTGAGCTGAGAGTTGATGACTGTGCTGAGCACGTCCAACTGATCGTCGAGCTTGCCGGCGCGCTGCAAAAGATCGTCAGGAATGATAATCCCGATCTCCTGCGCAGATTTCTTCATGGCATCGATCGACGCGCGCCCTTGGTCAAGGAACTGCGCCATCTGGACGCCGCCCTTGCCGAAGACAACTGCTGCAAGAGCCGCCTTCTGCGTTGCATCGGTGGTCTGGGCCAAGGCGTCGGAAACCAGCTTAAGCCGCTCCTCCTGATCCTTGGTGTTCAGGATGTTCTGGAGAAGCTGAGGATTGAGGGTTTTCAAACCGGCATAGAGAGCGCCGGCACCTTTTTCAGCCAAGCCAGCGTTCTTAGCGAAAATGCTCAGCGATGAGTTGAACGACTCCTGGCTAATGTTCGCTTGCTTCGCTGAGAAGGCAAGCGCCTGGTACGTATCCGTCCGCAGCCCGACAACACGCGAATTCGTCGCGATTTCATCGAAGTCGGAGATCGTCTGCTTAAGCTTGTCGAACGCGCCGCCGAGCGATGTCAGTGCGGTGAGACCGGCGCCTGCCGCCAACCCGCCAAGGAACGTCTTCAGCGTGCCGCCGATCTTGTTGACGCCCAACTCCACTGCTGCGACGCTTTTCGCCATACGCGCGCTTTGGGTCTCAACAGTTGTCGCGGCCGACTTGAAGCCGGTCGCGAACTTGGCCGCGTTGGTGCTAAGGTCGATCGAGATCGAACCGACTGTTGCAGCCATTAGTGGACCGTCCCGCCCATAGCTTGCGTCACGAATTTTGCCATGACCAATTGATCCTTGAGGGATTGCCGCTCGTTCTTTGGCTTTGGCTTCTTCAGAAGCTCGGCCTCAGACATGGGCAGTTTGTTCAATTTGACGCGAGAGAGGCGGAAGGAAGATGCGTAGAGCCCCGTGCGATAAGCCAGGATGCTCATTTCTTCATTCCGCTGGACGAGGGAGGTATTGAAGCACTGAATGATGGTGAAGGCCGTCATCTTCCAGAAGTCACGTTCCGAAACGCCGGCACGAACAGCGAGCGACAGGAGGAACCCCGTCAGGCTTTCGTGCCCTTCGTAGGGTTTTCCTTGGACTGCTCCTTTGCCTTCTTCTGGCTTTCGGCGGCCCAGGCCTCGTGATCCTTGCCGTAGCGAAACAGCGAGAATGCATCGAGACATTTCTTGCCAACACCTTCGAGCGGAAGCGGCATGTCGTAAGTCGTCACGACCTTGCCGGCAGCGTCACGCAAAGCTACGTTTAGGAAGGCTCTCAGATATTTCGCCGAGAGCACGGCAAGCCCGTAATTGAGCTTGTGGGCAAAGTCGAACTCGCCGAACTCGGTCTCCAGCCGCGCCATGCCGTCCATGTCGAGACGGATCGTATAACCAGTCCCGAACTCTTCCGCCCCGACTTCGGCGAGGAACTTGTTCGCCATCAGCTATTGCTCCAAGTCGGCGAAGACGAAAGGCTGATTTGACCCTGATACGTCACCATGCCTTCCTGGGTGTTGATTGTGAGCTGCGTGATGACGCCGCCGAACGAACAAACCGCATAGGTGGTCGGGGCGCCCGAGCCGGCATTGTCGGCCGCCGAGAAATCGGCCTTAAAGTTCCTGGACGTGCCGTCTGCGAATGCCTTCATGACGCCAGCTGCCGGGTTCTGAGACGTGTTGTCTGGGTCGAAGTGTCCCTCGAACGAGACGGTGGCCGCCTTGAAGCCCTGCTTGTATTCGCGAAAGCCAGAGGTGGACTGGAGGTGCGTGGCGTCCACCTGGTCAGCCTGCTGTTCAATGCTGAACGAGGTGGTGTTGCCGATTACGCTGAAGGATTCCGGGGAACCGGCATCACCCAGTTTGAGGGCGGCGCCGATCCCGGTAAAGCCGGTCGTTGCGGTCATAAGAGGCTCCATCTAATGGGATTGGCGCGCTTCACAGCGGGCCTAGTGCCTTGCCCAAGGGCATTTGGGCTCATCCCCGAATGGGGAATTTCAACGCCAGCGGACGGTGAAGGACATCACGCGGCGGTAAGTCGAAAGGTCGTCAGCGAAGTCGGTGAAATCGATAGGGTCTTTCTGGAATGATGCCTTCACAGGCGGCGAGTCCGACGAGGTGTAGAGCAGATCGCGGAGCGCTTCCTTCACGCGCTCGCCGAGTTCGACCGATGTTGAGGCACCCGTATTCCCGGCCGCGATGCAATGGATCTGCACCGTAGCCTCTGGATACTGCGACGCACCCTGAAGCGTGTATTCATCCGACTCCGAAGACATCGCAACGGCGATTGCAGGAAGGCTTTCGCCTTGAGGCAAGGGAAATGGCCTAACACGGGTCGAGACAACGCCTGTAACGCCAGGAGCAGCCAGCAGGGCCTTAATTGTGAGAGACGCGGCGCTTGTCATTCAATCAGGCTCGCTTGGATCTTCAGGAAGCGGCGCCGATCGATCTCGCGTGGCCGGCCGACGATGCGATAGGTCTTCCCTTCGAAAATCAGTTGATGGTCAGGCTCCAGACCCGACCGCCAGCGGATCGTGAAATAGAGGTCCATCTGCGCAAACTGGCGAGCCGATTCCTCAGCCTCTTTTGCTTGATGGAACTCCATCTTTGCCCAGACCGTGGCATAGGTTGCCCAAGTCGGCACGACCTCGTTATACTCGTTGGTTGAGGTGGTGGCGCTTTGCAACTGCACCTGTCTGTCGAGTTCACCGGCTGAAACCATGCTGATCGCTATCTATCTCGGCCTGAGTTTCATCATCGGGATAGCCGCACAGAACCATCGCGGTCGGCGCGGGATGCCTTGGTTTTTGCTGTCACTGATCACCACGCCGCTCATCGGCGGGTTGCTACTGCTGGCTTCGAAAGACTTGCGGACGACCCATGTCACTGCGACGGTCACGACGGACCAGCCGCGTTTTACCAATGGCCCCATCTTCGAAAAGACCTGTCCGCAATGCGCCGAACAGGTCAAGGTAGATGCCAAGATATGCCGGTTCTGCCGGCATGAGTTCTAGGCGCGCTTGCGGTTGATGCCTGCGGCTTCATGCATCGCGTCTGCAATGCGGATGACGACTTTCCAGAACAGCTTTTTCATGATTTTGCCTTTGCCTGTTTTGCCGCCAGCTTAGCAGCGCGTTTTTCCATCTCCGGCCCGATCTTTTCTCCGAACCGCTTCACAACAATGTCTCGTGTGGTGAAATAGGCAGGCTCAAGAAATGGCATTGGTCTTGTGCCTGGATGAACCACGCCGCGCCCCGGTTGATAATGAGGTGCAGTCCCAAACTCAATCAGATGAGCATAGCGAACCGGACGGCGATCTCCAGACTGGTATTGGGCGTTAGGCCCGACCTGATAGATTGGGTTTAGTTTGGGGCTTCGCGGCGACGGTCTGATTACCATCGATTCCTCAAGCGCCCCGGTACTGTCCTCGAAATGAAGCCCTCGGATATTCGCTTTCGTCTGCGCTAGGGTTGGCCGCAGGGCAAAGACAGACGCAACTCTGATAGGCGGAGTGATGGCCCTAGATATCTCGCGCAACGCCCTAGCCACTGCTTTATCACCTTTGACAGGCATCAGGCGAGCGCCGGATCGCGGAGAGGATAGAGCAAAGCCGTCACAGGACGAGGCAAATAGCCTTGCTCCCAATCGTGCTCAGGATCACCATCCGGGTTGTTGTAGAAGTGGCCCGTCAAAAGAATCGTCGCCATCTGGATATCTTCGGGGACCGATGACAGATCGTCCGGCGGCGAGTTTGGCGGACTATCGATGGTTAGTAGATCGCCTGCCTGCCCCTTGAGGTAACGAACGATCGCTCGGGATGCCGCAGAGATGTAGAGCGCAATAAGCGTGTCGCTCTCGCCACTGTCCAGCTTCAGAGCCGTTCTGACCTGATCGACGGTCACGAGCATGAACATGGGTCACGCGCCCTTCTTGGGCTTGGTGGGAACAGCATCCTTACCGTCGCGACCGCGCTTCACGGACAACCGCCATCCACTATCTGGCGTCTCCGGCTTGGCTGACGTGGCGCGCTCAGCGATGAATACCGAGCCCCCGAACGATACGTTGTCGCCAGCAAGATAGGCGGCGCCTTCCTTGAACACCCCTCGATATATCGGCACAGGCAGACGCGCTTCCTTAACGAGGTCGCCCTTCTCCCAAACGAGATAAACGCCATCGTCGCGGACTTCGCAGGACATATCGTCAAAGCCAACGCCATCTGCGCCATCGCGGCCGGTAGCACCATCCTTGCCGACATATTCACCGAGGTCGTCGGTGCTGCCATCGCTCTTAACGACAATGAGGTGACCCTTGTCGTCGCGGAAGAACTTCACAGCATCGAGGCCATTGCGCCCGTCCTTCCCGTTAATGCCGTCTTTCCCAGGCGCTCCATCCTTGCCATCCACACCCGGAGCGCCGTCTTTCCCGTCAATGCCGTTCTTTGGCCGCTCCCAGCCTGCCAGAACGCGTTCTACGTGCTTGACGACCATTTTCTCAGTCTCGGCTGGATCGGCGTCCTTGCCCCTCTCTGCGGGTGGAAGAGCAGCCAGGGCATCGGCGACCATGGTCTTGATCAGATCGGGATCAGCGTCCTTGCCATTTTCAGGAACCGGAATTGATGCGATGGCCTCCGCTATAAGCGCTGGCACATCTGGCATAGTCGGCAACGCCTCAACCATGCTGCGCACGTCCATAATGTCGGGCAGGATGCTCGCCGC